AACACAGTATTTTTGTCAAACAGTAAATTTGCCTGGCGTTTCTTTGGGAGAAGTTGTTAGAGTGACTCCATTCTTAGACATGTATTCTCCTGGTACAAAATTAACTTATGAACCATTAGAGATGGAATTCATGGTTGATGAAGAACTGTTATCATGGAAGAATCTATATGATTGGTTTATTTCTATGGCCGACCCGGACGGTTTTGAGAAGAGAGATGTTAGTAGAGAACTGCAAAGCATCAAATACTTCTCTGACGCCACCCTGACAGTGCTGAGTGCATTGAATAATCCAATATTGAGAATTCAATATACTAATGTTTTTCCATTGAGTATCAGTGATATAGGGTTTGACACCACACGGTCTGCGGACACCATAATAACCGCTAAAGCAACATTTAGGTATCAATCATACAAATACTTGACAGTTTGACAGTATTATGATATAATGTTTTGAATGAATAGGAATGATGTAAGTCATTGATCTTAAACAATATTTTGTTATTTTTGAATATATGGAAACACTTGAACAAGTACTAAAAATGTGGGAATCGGATACGGTCATAGACCAAACCGAACCTAGTAAAGAATTATTAAAGATACCTGTATACCACAGTAAGTATCTTAGTATTCTAACCAAACACCGAATTGCGTCCAAAAGAGCACACTTTGATTATCTGCGTATGCGTAAGATCAAATGGGAATACTTTACTGGTAAATTATCGCAAGAAGAACTTGGTGAATACGGATGGGAACCATTTCAGTTTGCACTGAAATCCGATATCAACACATATCTGGAATCCGACAAAGACCTCATTAAGTTATTGGAAAAGAAGATTTACCATGAAGAGGTAGTATCAATTCTGGAATCTATTATGTCTGAATTGAAATCTAGAACATTTCAGTTGCGTGACTTCATTAGTTGGGAGAAATTCGTTGGCGGACAATGACCAATTAATAGTCACAAAAAAGGATGAAGTCTTTGCAAAGATAACATGTGAGAAACATGTTGCAAGGGAATTATCGGAGTACTTTACCTTTTTTGTACCAGGACACCAATTTGTTCCTGCATTTAGAAACAGAATCTGGGACGGTAAGATTCGATTGTTCAATCTGACAACCAGTCAACTGTATCTTGGCCTACTTCCGCACCTCAAAGAATTTTGTGATGAACGAGAATACAAATTTGTCTATGATGAGCACGAAGATGAATATTCCGTTTATCATGCTAAAAAGTTCTTTGAAACTTTAAACCTACATTCTCAAGGTAAAGCAATTGATGTGCGAGAACACCAACAAACAGCCTTCATTGAATCTATGCAAAAGCGTAGAGCTTTGTTACTCTCACCAACCGCCTCAGGTAAATCACTAATCATCTATTTGTTGTTTAGGCAACTCTTAGACTATCAAAATTTAAAAGGTTTGATTATTGTTCCAACAACATCTTTGGTAGAACAATTGTACTCAGACTTTGCAGACTACTCATCACATAACAATTTTGTGGTTGAAGACACTGTACACCGTGTTTATCAAGGTAAAGATAAAGCCACGGACAAAAAACTAACTATCAGTACATGGCAGTCATTGTATAAAATGCCTCCAGAATTCTTTCATCAATATGACTATGTGATTGGTGATGAAGCTCATTTGTTTAAGGCACAATCTTTAACATCTATCTTAACATCTTGCATCAATGCAAAATATAGAATTGGTTTAACTGGTACATTAGATGGCACAGCAACACACAAACTTGTTTTGGAAGGATTGTTTGGGCAAGTTAAGAAAGTTATTTCAACCAAAGAATTAATTGACGATAAACAACTCTCCGACTTCAACATTAAATGTCTGGTGTTAAAACATCCAGTTGAGTTATGTACACAATTAAAAGACTGTACTTACCAAGAAGAGATTCAGTTTTTGATTAGTAACACTGATAGAAATAGATTCATTCGTAATCTTGTTATTTCATTGAACACAAACACTTTGGTTCTCTATCAGATGGTAGAGAAACACGGCCAAATATTGTTTGACATTATCAAAGAAAAATCAACAGATAGAAAAGTATTCTTTGTGCATGGTGGTGTTGATACTGATGAACGCGAATCTATTCGTAAGATAATGGAAACAGAAAGCAATGCTATTGTGGTTGCAAGCTTTGGTACCTTCAGTACTGGTATTAACATTAGAAACTTACACAACATTGTGTTTGCAAGTCCTAGTAAATCAAGAGTTAGAAACTTACAAAGTATTGGTCGCGGTTTGCGTCAGAGTGAAGGCAAAGAAATGTCTACACTCTTTGATATTGCAGACGATCTTAGAATAAAAAAACACACAAACTTCACACTACAACATTTCGTGGAAAGAATTAAGATATATAATGAAGAGAAGTTTCCTTTTAAAATCTACAATATAGGACTCAAAAATGGCAGTTAAAATAGTAAGATTTAATGATGGTTTGGATGTGATATGTGAATTCACAACAGTGGCCAAAAACCTTTCGGTATTGGAAAACCCCATGGTATTTCAGATCCGTGGAGTAAACTTGCAATTACAACCATGGTTACCGGTTGCCGTCATACAACATGATTTTGTCGAGGTAAGTAACGACAGCGTGCTTTGCACGATGAATCCAACTGAGGATTTTGAAGAGTACTATAAGAGTACGGTTCTAAAATTACAGGAAGAAATGAAGAAGGGAGAAGAAGTACTTCTTACGGAGGAAGTCTTAACAGCTTTTGAAGAGAAAGCTTTTAATAAATCCTTAATGCATTAATATTTAATAAACATCATAGGGGGACACCGAGGACTATAACACTAGTCAAGCCCCTTGTCAACAACTTTTTATGGTACACTTGAATGACTAAACAAAAACATTACATTAATAACCTAGATTTCCTAAAAGCTCTAGAAGATTATAAGGCCGCCTGCGTTGAGGCCGCCAAACAAAACCAACCTAAACCGATTATACCAAATTATATCGGTGAATGTTTTATGAAAATTGCCGAAGGATTGTCTCACAAACCAAACTTCATCAATTACACTTACCGAGATGAAATGGTATCCGATGGTATTGAAAACTGTTTGATGTATTTCGAAAACTTTGATCCGGCAAAATCAAAGAATCCATTCGCATACTTTACACAAGTTATCTATTTCGCATTCTTACGAAGAATCCAAAAAGAAAAGAAACAACTATATGTCAAGTACAAAGCAACAGAGTTGTATGGCATATTGGATGAGTTTGAGATGTTGGAGTCTGAAGATGGTTCAACCAAACAGTTCGATCTATATGACAACATTGCCGAATTTATTGAAACCTATGAGATAACAAAGAAGGCAAAGAAAGCCGAAAAACATGCGGCAAAGAAACCAAAGGGGCTTGAAAAATTTATTGAGGAGTGATATAATGAGAAAAATTGGATTTAATTGTAGTACACTCGATTTGTTCCATGCTGGTCATGTTACGATGTTGAAAATTGAAAAACAACACTGTGACCATCTAATCGTGGCACTACAATCCGACCCAACAATTGATAGGCCAGAGACCAAAAATAAACCAGTACAATCTTTGTACGAAAGGTTTGTTCAGATTTCAGCTTGTCGTTATGTTGACGAGGTGTTGGTATATGAAACCGAAGAAGATTTGGAAAACATTTTTAAAACGCAAACTATACACATCAGATTTTTAGGTGATGAGTACAAGTCTAAACCATTTACCGGCAAACAATATTGCCTAGACAATGGCATTGAGTTGTTCTTCCATGATAGACAACATCCGTATAGTAGTTCTCGATTGAGACAACGTGTATATGAAGCTGAGAAAAAAAGATTAGATATTAAATGAAAATACAATATAATGTTCTGGATATTAATGAATTAAAATTTGTACATCAAATCTTAGGACAGGATAAATGGGGTTTTGGATATACTTCAACCGATTACGAAAAACCAATATGGAACTTTAATAAACAAGCGGGTAAAGAAATCGCTGAATTGTTGTCTTCAAAATTTGATGGTACACTATTAGACTGGCACATTAATGGACAAACATATCAATTGCCTGGTTCTCCACACATAGATTCGGCCGATGGTTGTACTAAATCCGTTGTTTATTTTCCTTTTGATTGGAAATTTGAATGGGGTGGTCGATTGAATATATTTGATGTTAAAGGTATAAACATAATTACACCAGAAAAAAATCTTGGAGTCATTTTTGATTCACACTTAACTCATTATGCTGAAGCTCCTGTTATCAACAAATTAAGAGTTTCTATAGGATTAAAATTAAAATGAAAATTGCAATTATTACCGATCAACATTTTGGTGCAAGAAATGACTCAATTCATTTTTTGGATTTCTATGAAAAGTTTTATAAAGAAACATTCTTTCCAACCTTGTTGAAAGAAGGTATTAAAACTGTATTGATTCTGGGTGACACCTTTGACCGCAGAAAATATGTAAATTTCTTTTCATTGAAACGTGCCAAACAAATGTTCTTTGATCCTTTGTATGAGATGGGTATTGAAGTTTATATGTTGGCAGGAAACCACGATACATATTTTAAGAATACCAATGATGTTAATTCAGCCGACTTGTTGCTCGGAGAATATGACAACATCAATGTGATTGATTCACCACAAACAATTCATTTAGACTATGCAAACACAACATCAGATGTTTGTATGATGCCATGGATATGCACTGAGAACTATGAGAACTCTATGCAAGAGTTGAAGAACACCTCAGCAACCATTTGTATGGGACATTTTGAGATTGCCGGATTTGCAATGCA